GCTTGGGAAACCCCCTGTTGCAGGCCAGAACGTTTGGCCCGCACCGCCAGTGCTGAGGCTACCTGGGTTGATAAACTCGGAAGCCTCTTTGGTGATGAGCGTAATACCGCCCCCGTTCCAAGTTTGGAATTGGGCGCTGTTGGGCAAACCACCGAGTCTTTGCATTTGAATCAGCAACTCACGGGGGTCGCCAAGGTCAACGCCAACATACCAAGTTACCGTCTCCAAATTCGAAGAAACGTGATATTGGTTTGCTGCGCCCCCTACAATATATTGTCCGTCCGAGTTCTGATGAAATGTGCCGCCAGAACTTTCAACAACCCCGTTGTGCAGCCGCATAAACACGCTTCCGCCGTCGGGGACTTGGATATTACCGGGCATCGAAAGAATAGTCCGGTAATGCCAACCAGTAAACACAGGCGGGAGCACGTAATCTGTGCAAGCATTCTGAATTGCAGGTGATCCGCAAGTCGTTTCAACCATCGCTGCCGCAGGGATCGGCTGTGAGGCGGAAGCAGGCACCCGACGATCGGCGAAAGCCCGAAAGCTGAGCGTGCTGCGAGCGAGGCCGTCAATATCCCCGATATGCTCGATCTCGACCGAATCCTGCGCAAGCCGCGCCTTCTCGATAAAGCTGGCCCTATCGCCGATCTGCTTGGCCGTTGCGAGTCCCGCCCCGAGGGTCAGCCGGTCGTTACCAGCGGCTAGGGCGCTCGCGGTGATCGGCACGATCTGGCCGTCGGCGAAAAACAAACGGTCGCGACCGTCAACCGGCCCACCGATGTAGGTGAGGCCCACCTGCCGGATGTCGATCGAGGCGGCAGCGACATTGGCCGGTGCGGCAATCTGCACGTCGTCGGCGAACGTCGGCAGCCAGATACCCTTCTGCTGGCCGCGCAAGCGATAAAGCATTTGTCGGAAAGCGAATTGCTCAGCCGCCCCATGAAGAAAGAAGGCGTGCTGCTGCTGGCGGAACGTGCGGCCAGCCGTATCGGTGATCCGCTTCTTGCCTGTGATGGAATCGAACTCATCCCCGAGGAACGACAGATCAATCTCGATATTGTTCGACCAGTCGGGCGTCTCGGTGAGCACGGGAGTCCCGTCGTGCATGACAGACCATTCACCTTCATCGGTGAGGTCGTTCCCTTCGATGACATGGAACCGGATATTACTCTCGCCGAGTCGGCTCGTCAGAAGCACATGGCTGCTCTCTTCGAACCAGCCCCGGCGCATGGGATGCACGGCTGCCCCGGCAGACCACGCGGCGCTGAGCGGCACGGTGAGATTCAAGCCCGTTGCATCGACCGAGGCAATTTGCACAGCTTCACCCGAGAAGATGTCATCCCCGACAAGGTAGGCCATCCCGCCCGCGAGAAACTCGTGATGTTCGGTGACGAGTTCCAAACGCGACGACCCGGCAACAGCGGGAGCCTTCGTTGTTGCGCGATCAAACCAGAGCGGCATCATCCACTCGTTGCGGGAGAGCCGGTGCATCACCAGATCGATGAATGTCCGCTCATGCTCGTGCGGGTTGTAGCGCGCTTCGAACATCCGCTGCGGGGCAACACGCAGAGCGACACGCTGTTCGGCACCGCTCTGTGACTGCAAAACCTCGGTCAGCCACGTCAGCGTTTCGATGATCGGTTGGGACCAGTTGGGCCGCACGCCCCAAACAGGAAGTTCGTGATCGAGCGCCATTAGTCGATTCCAAGTTCTTTGCGGATCGTCGCGCGATCCTGCCGAATATGGGTCAGCACCACTTCACGGCCAGCCATGCCCGCAATTGCGCGCGCGATCTGCTCTTCACCGATAGCAAGAACCTGCGACACACCACCACCGCCGCCCTTTCCTCCGCCATTGTTGGCGTGCCTTGGGTCGCTGCGGGTCAGGACTTCTTCCCCTCGTTCGAGGATTGCCGGAACTTCATTGGACTTGAAACCAGCAAAGCCCCCGTTGTGATAGCGGGTAGCGTTGCTGAAAACCGAAGCACTGACAGCGCGCCCGCGCCCGCCCTTGCCGCTGACAACACCGCCCCCGTGGAACAGGCCGCCGATGATACTCGAAAGGGCGCCGCCCGCGCCGCCCGCACCGCCCGCAGAACCACCGGACAGAGCGTTGAAGATGGCTTGCTGCGCGATCATCCGGGCGATTTGCAACAGGAAGTCGGCGGCAAATTGCAGGAAGGCTCGTGCGAACGAATTGAGGACGTTTTCACCGTTGACGATCGACTGAGTGAACTGCTCAAGCGCGTTCGTTCCACCGCCAGCGAGGTCTTGATTCAACGCCTGCCCGGTAGCCAGAAATTGCGTGCGAAGCTGCTCAGCCTGAGCAATGGTATTTTCCAGCCCCAGGATGATGTTGTCCACCGCGTCGGGGGTGAGGCCCATGAGGGCGAGGTCTTCCGGTGAGCCTTTGATCGACCGCCAGAACTCCACAGCCTTGCGAGCGCCTTCGGCCAAACGGATTTCGACTTGGGCAAGCTGTTCTTGCAGAAGACCTGCCCGACCCCCTTGACCTGAAACCTGCGCAGTGTTGATCTGTTCAAGCAGCAACCGTTGCTGATTCCGTAGATCGTCGAGACCGCGCTCAGCGCTATCTCGAACAGTCTGCAAGCCTTGCTGGCGGACTGAATCAAGGGTGTTTTCCAAATCCCTGATGATGACGCCAACCTCATCAGCGTTGACGCCGAGAAGTGCCATCTGTTGCGGATCGCCGCCAATTGCCGACCAGAAATCGATCCCCTTCTCGGTGGCCGCTTCGAGTTCACTTTCGATCGCCCCGATGGAATCCTGCAACGTGTTGAAGCCCGCTGAACCGGGCGATTGAAAACGCAGGCTGTCAACAAGAGCCTGCCGCCGTTCCATCAGATTGTTGATCTCCCGCTCGATCGCCTGCTGATCGGCCTGAGCGAGCGCTTTGGCGTTGGCTGCGTCAAATTCGAGGCCAACCGTGCGGGCGATCTCCTGCTTTTGTTCCTCGCTCAAAGTGAGGCGACGTTTGGCATCCTTGGTCGCCTGCTCTTCGGCTGTCCGAATTGCCGCGGCGATCTTCTGGCGACGCTGTTCGAGGAGCAGCGAACGACCGATCAGGACGTTGGTGCGTGAAGTGAAGTCAGCCTGAATTTCGCGATTGCGATTGGTGCGCTCGATTTCGAGATTGAAATCGGCCTGCAACTCGGCGAGGCTCTTCCCGCCGCTGCGGCCCTTGCGGTTGCGCTTCTTCTTCTCTTCCTCGAACTTGCGGTCGCTCTCCAACTTCTGCTGGCGAGCGCTTTCGGTATCCAGCGGATCGATAAGGTCGGGTTTAGCGGTGTTGGTGGCCCGATCGACAAGATCGATCGCACCGAGACCTTGACGATTCGCGGCCCTTTTTGCAGCATCATCACGCCCGAGTGCGTTGAGGGCCGCAGCTTCGACACTCAAGCCACGCAGCCGGTTGATGAGGAAGGTAGCACCAACCGCTGCGCTGTCCATCTCGCGGCGGAGACCGCCCATGACATCGCTTGTCGCGAGAAAGTCGGCAAAATCCGACCAGGCGTTGCCCATCGCCTTGGTCATGCGGGACCATGCCGTCTCGGTTTCGCGCGCGCCCTGCTCAGCCTTGTCGAAGAAACGTGCGAAGGCCAGCGCCCGCGCGTCGCTCTCCTGCCCGCTTTCGAACATCGCCCTGATCTGCTCGCGCTCGGACAGCGTGAGGAAGTTCATCTGATCGTCGAAGGCCGCGATCTCGTCATAGCCGCCGCTGAAAGCCTTGGCGACATCGGTGGCGGCTTCCGTGAGTTCCTTGCCGGTAATGTCGGCGAGGTTCTGCGCGGCCTCCCCGAACTGGTCGATCAATTCGGGCCGGATCGATTCAGCAAGGAAGGTCTTTACCGCCTCAGTGGCGTCCTCGAAACTGGCTCCGTAATCGTCAAGCGCTTCGACGTTGGCAATCAGGGCCTCGGTGTTGTTTCGCGCCCCGTCAGCCGAAAGCCGCAAGTTTGCGTCGAAGTCGCGCTGCAATGCTGCAACTTCTGCGAGCCGTGACATCCCGATGATGACGGGCGTGATAGCCACCGCGACAAGGCCCAAACCCTTTGCATACTTGAGAATAAAATTGAGGAACTGCGGGAAGATTTGAACGATCTGACCGGCCTGTTGTGCGAACACCTGCATCGGCGGTTGGCCGCTGGCTAGACCCGAAACCACGTCGTTGATCTGAAACGAGAGGTTCTGCATCTCGAAAGGACGCAGACCGAGAATCCCTTTGATCTCTGCCGAGCCATTACGATTGACCAACTGCTGAGCAGCATCGACCCGCTTCAACTTGCCTTCGAGGCGCTCAAGTTCCGCCGCGAGCGTGCGGATATTGATCTTGCCCGCATTGTAGAGGTCGCGGGCTTCCTTCATCTCGGCGTTGATGCGATCCTGCGCGACGGCCAAGGGGCGGGCGCGGGCGAGCAATCGAGCCGCAGCCGCGTCGAGTTGGTCGTTTGCCGCAGCGGCCTCTTTCGACGCTTGTGCCGATTTACGTTTAGCCTCGGCTTCCTCTTCGAAGGCAGCAATGATTCCTGCTCGACGAGAGGCAGTATTATCAGGAGCGTCCGCCGAGGGGACTCCGAGTTGTTGATTGAAGGCTGCCTGCGCACGCCGCTGCGCAACCTCCTCGCGGGCTGCCGCTGCTGCCGCAAGATTTGCTGCCTGTGCCGCTTCCTTCTGCGCGATCAGGGCACGCTCGGCCTCACGAGCGGCGGCTGCGGTTCGAAGACCCTCGCGCTCGCCCGTGTCGCCCATCTCGCCGATCGCGATCTGCGCAGCGGTCGCCGCGTTCTGCAAGCCCTGAAATGCGTCGCCTGCCGCAATAACGTCGGCGCGCTGAGCAGTTAGCTTTGTTTCAAGACGACCGGCTTCGGCGACGAGTTCGCGGTAAGCCGCCTGCGCACCGGCCAGGCGTGCGCCCATCTCGGCGCTGCCGTCGTTCTTGAACGCGATCGCAGCATTGGCAATTGCGTTCCGGGCGGCTTCGATCTGCGCCGTCAGAGAGGTATAGCGGGCCTGATTCTCGGCAAGAGACGTTTCCTGCGAAGCAAGAGAGCGCTGCGACGCGGAGACCGATTGCTCGATCTTAGCCATCGCGCCATCGATCGCCGAGAATGCCCCGGCGAGATTTTGCAAAGAGCCGCCAGTGCGGTCACTCGAACTCGCAACGTCATCCTGTGCGCTTGTGAGTGCCCGAAGTGCTGCCGAAATGGAGTCGATGGCCCGATCGGCTTCGTTTCGCGCCCGGATGACAAGCTGAACATCGCGCTTCGCCATCGACTCCTCACTTCCTCAAAAGGTCGATCAGTCCGCGAAAATATCCACCACCCTCTTTGGACATGATGGAAGCCGCAGCGGCTTGGATCAGTGTCGCCTCGGTAGAGAGGCGTTGGTTCTCCCGCTCAGAGACCAGTTCGGCTTCCTGCCACACTAGCCAGAGGGGGTATTCGTAGGCATCGGCGTGTCCTGCGGCGAGGAGGGCGGAGCACTTTTCGCGGAGTCCGTGGACGAACTCTGCTGCGGTGATCCGGGCTGCGCCAATGTGCTTTTCACGTTTGCTGACAGGCGCTCGATCAGCATCGCTAGGTTTCCCAAGCCACCAACCGTTTCGACGGTCAGAAGGGCGATCTTTTCGAGCGCGATCAGTTGCGCACCAAAGTCAAGCTGGCGTGCCTTGGAAATCGCCGCGTCGTCAGGCTCACCCGCAGCGCGGGCAATGATCTCAGCCACCAGTTCGGGAACCGTGACGGCCAGGTTGATGAGAAGGTCGGTCTCCTGCTCCCCCTTGCGGTAGGAATCGAAGATGTGCTCGACATGAGATCGGTGCCCAATGAAGAGCGCCATAATATCTCCGACGTTGAGGGGGCCGACGGTGAACTCACCGCCGACCACCTTGATCGTCTCTCTGTGAAGCACAATGCTCTTGAGGCTACCCATGTGTCCCTAGCCTTCCTGTCAGACCGTGTAAGGCTGACCGTTCGAGTAGATGGCGGCCCGATTGGCGGGCTTGATGACTTCGACCGAGAACGGGGTCGTCATCCAGTCGTCACCCTTGAGCGGGAGATCGCCATTCGGAGAAATACGAACGTGCCACATCCGGTAATCGATGTCCTCACCCTCGGCGTTGAAGGCGAGGAACATCAATGCACCTTCGACCTGAGAGTTACCGGAGATCGTGCGGTCGTAGCTGATGGCGGCCAGGTCGAAGGTCAGTTCGACATCGGCACCATCGACCGCCACGAGCGAATTTTCGAGGAAGGTGATGATACCGCGCGGCGCGTCGAGGGTGTAATCGACATCAGCAACCAGCGGGGTCGCGCCGACGACCGCTGCCGTAATGGCGACTTGGCGAACGCCCATAGGCAGAGCGTCGCTTTCGCCAATCTGATACGCGCGACCGCTCTTGATACCCACGATCGTTTCGCTCTCGCCGACTGCCGAGGCTTGGGTAACAGTGCCAGCCGAGCCGAGGAAGAACAGCGCGAGGTTTTCGAGGCTGATATCGTCGCAGGTGAACGTCCCGGCGAAGTCGGTTTGCAAATTGACCGACTTGTCCTTGATCTTCGTCCCTGCGTCCATCGAGTAGTGAGCCAGCGTTTCGCTGGTCACATTGAGATTGAACTCGGGCGAATTGCCGAGGTAGCGGAAGCCATCGGGGATCAGAGTCCCCGGCTTGAACGAAGCGAAGTGGATTTCACCCCGTCCGAGAGTCTGATTTTGTTTCGCCATTGGCTTGCTCCTTTGAAAGACGATTCACCATTAAGTTGAAATAACGCTAGAGGAAAGGGAAAAGTGGGTCCTCGAACGTCTTGAGCGTCACCCCGAGCCAAAAATAAGCCTTGGCCGAGACTTCATCGGCGGGGCGAACGACCCCTGGCCCGAAACTGAGTTCTTCGATCCGGTTGTGTTTGCGACGCCCCCCGAAACCGAGTGGATTGGGAATGCGCCCGGATTCATCGCGTCGATTGCGCTCGACGGCCAGGCGGTGCCTGATGTCGGCGAGGATTAGATAGGCCGGATCGGTCGGATCGTCCTTATCGTCCTGCACGAAGCCTTGCACGATAAGGTTCCAGTCGTAGGTTCCGGTAGT